GATGTGCTCCACGGCTGAGGTGAGCCTGATCACAGCGTCGCGTGCTTCATCAGACTTGCGGCTGAAGCCCATGGCACCCATAGCCGCCACGCTGATAGATGCGCCTGCCACTGCAGCAACGACTTCGATCATGGCAGCAATGGGCTACAGAGACAGGGTAGCTTCACCCTTATCGGTTCAAGGCAATAAACCGACCGTCTTGCGTCATCAGCTTTTCTCCTGATTCCGCCAGCAAGATCCTGAGCAAGGTCAAGCCGCCTAGCTTGCTGCTCCGCAGTCCGCTGTTGATGCTGCTCCTTAGGTTTTTCATCACATTGATCCGACCTTGGCCGAGACCGTTGGGGAGCCACCCTCAATACTGACCAAGCGAAAACGCACGTATCTCACAGGGCAACCATTCAGCGCATAGCCATATGTGCCATTGGCCGTCAGCACGGTGTCGGTCTCGCTCTCGTCTAGGTTGAAAAAGCTGTCGCCATCGACGCTTCCTTCCAGCCTGATTGACACACTTGTGCCGATGTCGGCAACAGTCACTTGGAAGGCCAGGTCGAGCCCGGTCGTGATTTCACTGTTGCTGACACCAGCTTCAGTCAGCGAACCAAGGTCTGCAACCTCGTAATCAGCCTTAAAACCTAACGGCATGATGCGCCTCCATTAAGACCAAGGTACCCCTTGGATCAGCGGGATCTAGGCCCAGGCTACCGTAGGCCAAGCTGGCGTACACATCGTCTTCACTACGAGTGACCCCCAGGTTTGAGCATCGTGGAGAGGCTTAGGGGGTGTGTAAGCGTTTTGCCGTTTTCTTGACACGTGGCGACCAACGTGTCAGGGCTGGTTACATGTTCGCCAGCCCTCTTAACGAGTAGGGCTACGCTCCCTCTAGCACCGACTCAATCTGTTCTCGGCTGTTAAAGCCCCAAGAAGCAGCAGCGCCTGCGTTCCACTCCTGACGGATCATAGGAGCGATGTAACCGTCATCACCCGGCTCAAGTGTCTTGTCGTAATCAGACGGATACACGGCATCGTCAAAGGTGACGTAATCGTTCAGCAAGCTGGCGAGAAACGCGGTCCGCTCCTCACCGGCTTCTGTTGCAACCAAATCAGAGGGAGTGTTGATGATCAGCATGGTGCAGCGAGCCCCAGAGATACAAGACCATTCTGACCATCACCATGGCGCAAATGCCCCATCCAAGCAATCTGCGAGCATTTCCACCCCTCATAGTCTTCGTGCTGTAGCAATAGCTTCAGGCGCTTTCGTTGGCGGATCATTGATTGCCGCTTCACCAGCTTGAACTTGCGCCGGATGCGAAATCCGCAAAAAGTCACGCCACGCTCGATTGGGCCAAGGCTCCACTTGCCAATCCGCTGGCCCATCTCTTCCGCCACGAACGTGCAAATCTGATCTTTCAGCGCCAAGCCATTGGTCTTGGACGGCACGATGATTGCCGCATCATCCATGTAGCGGACAAAGCTGCCGATGCCCTTCGATGCAATGAAGCGATCCAGCTTGCCGCCCCAGTAGTTGGCGAAGGTCTGGCTGGTGAGTGCGCCGATCGGCACGCCAGAGGGTTGCACCGATAGCACCTGCTCGATCAATAGCAGCGTGCGCCGGCAGGTCAGTTTCTTGCCCAAGTAGGGCAGCAACAGCTCCTGTGGGATGGTCGGGAAGAACTTGCTGAAGTCCACGTGTAGCACCCATGCCTCTGGGTTTTGCCGCATCAGCTGTTGCATCCGGGTGACACATCTATGCGTGCCCAATCCGACCCTACACGCAAACACCTGCGGCATCATTGCAGCATCAAGCATCGGCCCGACCACTTGAATCAGGGCATGGTGAAGCACCCGGTCACGAAAGCTCTGGCAGGCAATCGTGCGCTTCTTGGGGTCGATGATGTCGAACTGCAGCTGCGGATCAGGTTTCCAGCCACCTTCAATCAACCGCAACTGCAAGTTGCGCAGATTGGCCAGCGCATACTCCTTGAAGCGCAGATAGGAACTGCTGTAGGTCTTGCCGCGACGAGCCTCGGCATAGGCCATCAACAAGTTGTCCCACTGATAGATCTGCTCGTAGAGGTTGCGGAACTTCTTGCCCATTGGAAGGTGACGGCAGGTTTCGATGGGCTACTCCCTGCCATTGCCACCACTCGGCCCTGAGTTTGCCGAAGCTGGACTTGATGGCTGGCACCTGTTTTGGCACCGGCCTACTGCCCCGTAGAAACAGCAGAGCGTGGTGGTGTTTGGCAGTGGCCACGGCCGCAAAACGCGCCCCAATGTTGTTGTTGGAGTTCCAGGGAGTGTTGTTCCAGTTAGCAGCACGTGAACCGGAATTCGACGTGTTGTTCCAGTTGCCCCCCAGGATGACGGCGCTCCCATCAAGCCCACTCCAGCTTGCCTCCTTTCTTCTGTTCTTGCAGCCGCTTGATCCAGCTGCCGAGCATGGCTCCCACTTCGCCCAACAGGGCCTGACTGGTCTCCAGCTGGTGTTCAGTCATCAGCTTGCGTTTGTGGTGGACCATGAAGCGCATCAGTAACCGCAGCTGCGCCAGGCTGCCATCGAGCACGTAGCAGCGGCTCAGTTGGTTGGCCTTGATCGCATCGTTGAGGTGCTCGCCCACCAGGAACAGCTGACGGATGAACAGTTCGCGGAAGGTGCCGTGTTTGCGGGGAATCGTCTGCGCGAGCGGGTAGAGGTAGTCGATCACCCGCTCATATTTCTCGACCATGTAGAGACCATGAGCCTCTTTGGAGGGATCCGCAGAGGCCCGCTTGCTGGTCATGGGGGTCGGCCCTGGCGGGCCTCCTAGCCAAGCGCCAGGTGCCCGGCCGCAAAACGCGCCCCAATGCCGGTGTCGGAGTCCCAGGGAGTGGAGTTCCAGTTAGCAGCACGTGAACCGGCATCCGACGTGTTGCCCCAGTTGCCCCCCAGGCGGACGGCGCGGGTTGGCGATCCGTACACTTGGCCCCTGCCATCAGTCTCAGAGCCGCTGGTCCAGGCGCTCGGTGGATCAGAAGTACAGGTCTCCTGCCCCCACTGCCACAACGTTCCAGTGGCCTGAGCCAAGCCGAACTTGCTCGCCCGTTCCCACTGCACTGTGCCTGGGTCAGACCCCCTGCTGCTGGCCTCAGGGGCGCCATAGGCAGCCGCGCTGAACTCGTCATAGGTGGGCAACCTTTTGCCAAAGCTCCTGGCCACCTCGGTGAACACGTACCACTTGCCGTTGCCATAGGCCGTGCTGCCGTTGCCGCCGTACTGGGCAGGCACCAGCGGCGGGCTGCTGCCATCGGCAATCGTCAGGCCAATGCGGCTGCTCGGCACTGCAGAGAAGGTGCTGCCTGCATAGCTGGTGGCACCGCAGAGATAGAGATCAACCCAGAACCCACCTTCGATGCAGGCCATCCCCCTGGGATCTGGGCAGCTTGGCCGGTAAGTCGAATCCCAAAAGCTGAATTCCAGGATCTCAGCAGCAGCAGTGGGGCTGCCATTGTTAAATGCCGTCGGGCGGCCACTGGGGATGTAGTGAAAGCCGCCGACAATCGAGCCGCCAGTAGCTCCTGCAGGAGCAGTGGTGAAGCTGGCATCAGCCACTAGTGCGCCAGTGCTCGGGTGCTGCCAGATGGCGTAGTCGGTGTTGTTGGTGAAGCTGCCCGGCATGGTTACCGCCGTGGCCGCCTCATATAAATGCCCATTCAACACCGATCCAGCAACAATGCTGATGGTGGTTGCTGCGGTCTTGTAGAACAGAGAGCCGCGATGTAACGGTGGGCGGCGGTTAAATCCTTTGAGCAGATCGGCAATGCTGATCTTCTTCGTGACATCTGCGCCAACGTCAACAATCGGCAGCACATCAGTGCTGACCGGATTGGTGAGCTGCGTCAGCTCGGTGATCTTTGTGTTGGCCACAGCAATGGAAGGCTACCCTTCGCTAAAGTCTAACGCCACCTCCCAAGGCAAAGAACGGGCAGTGACAGGGTTGGCGTACTCGGCCTGTAATGCGGCCTGGATTGTTGCTAACTCATCGCCGAGTGTCTGCTCAACGAAGCTGATCATCTGTTCTTCGGTGATTGAATCAAAATCTGTGAACAAGGATGGATCGGCGGGAGCAAAATCCACGCTGCCGTAGTGGTACGACCACCGAGAGCGATCAGCGGTGTAACCAATGCGGTAGTCAACGCTGATCATCACGTCATCAAGATCGCCTTGCTTGGCGGCGACACGTGGGTTCTTGAAGATCCAGGAGTAGGTCATAGCGATCAAAGAACGATGGTGTTATGGATGGTGCGGACATCATCAACATCCACACCTTTTTTAACGGTGCGCACTCGGACGTTTAGATCATCGAAATCAGTATATGAACCAACATCACCAGGTGCGGTCACGCCCGCATCAATAGCAGGCAAGTCGCCGCTACCTGCTTCCCTGAAAATCGTCGTCGCTGTATCTAGGCCGAAATCTGTAATTTCAACACCGCCAACGCCAATCAATCCAGTAGCTCTTAAATTTGCGCTAGCGCTTCCGATGGTGTTGTAATTACCAAATTTACCTTCAAACCCCGAACTGCCAGTTGGACTAACCCAGTACTGGTTCCAGCTACGCACTGTAGGTCCAGAATACTTGGAAAATTTATCTAAAACGGCAGCAAATGCAGGGCCAAGCTCGCGCCAATAAGCAGAAGAGCCTGCGGCAGACGAAACATTACTTGCTACGGCTGGAGTTGCTTCCGTATTGAATAACCTAATGTTTGACCAAAAATTATTATACACCATTGTATTGGT